AAAGCACGGCCTTGCGCACCGCCTGGATGATCTGGGGGCAGACCGGCAGATTCGATTTGAGCTGGATTTTCAATGGAATCATGACGTGTGTACCAGCACTACTGCAACACCGTGAGATTTTCAAATAATTTTTACAGACTGTTTTCCGGCGCGGCAATCGTCGAATTCTTCAATAACCATGCGGTGATCGCCCCGTTTGCAACCTCCAAAATGGGCTTTTCCACCATCCGAAACCCCGAAATGGCATGGTAAACTCGGAGAATTATGAATTCAAAACAAACAAATTTACCGATGCGCTGTCAGTTGCCGACGCGCGTCTTTCCAGTCGCCCCTTGGACCAAGGCGCTGGGCGAAATCGTCTGGCCGACACACGAGGTGTGGGCTGGCTCGCCCGCCACCACTTGGCGACGCCTGCCCGCTCGCGCCAACGGTGTGCGGACGGATGCCTGGGGTGGTTCTGGTTTCCTCACCTGGGTGAGGAAACCCGCGATCACGATGGGGCGATTCGATCAACGTCTATTTCAGGGGAACACCGGGAAACCACATGCTTTTGGAAAATTCGTCAGAAAACGAAGGCCGCGGTTTGGATCCCGCCTCCTCGCTACTAACCGTACCGGCAGAGAAATGGCTACAATCATCCTTTAATATGAGTACACACAACATTAGAACAACAACGCAACTGCATCCCGAGGCTCGCCGGAGGGGCTGGCCAGCACCGCTGAGTGACCCCGATGGGACGGGTGCCACGCTGAAGGGGCAAACAGTGAAAAGACCGCTTAACCTCAATGGAACGGTCACCGTCCAACTCGCGGATGACGACCTGTGGCTGGCGGAGCCGTTCAGCCGTGGGCAGGCGTGGCTGGACTTGTGGCTGCTGGCCAACGACGAAGCGCGCCAAACCAGCAGGCGGGGCATTGCGCTCCTTAAACGCGGCCAGCTTGGCCGTGGCGTGGCGGGCTTGGCCGAGCGCTGGCAATGGTCCCGAATCAAGGCTCGGGCCGGCTTGGAGGAGCTGAGGCGGCAACGGAAGATCACCTTCAAGATGGACCACGTGGCGTCCGTCATCACGGTGCTGGATTACGAGCTGTTCAACCCGGAGGCGATGGCCAATCAGACCGTAGCGCTGACCCTGGACCGCCAGACGGCGGATGATGACCTGTGGCTGGCGGAGCCGTTCAGCCGTGGGCAGGCATGGCTGGACCTATGGCTGCTGGCCAACGATGCCGCGCGCCAGACCTCTTGGCGGGGCATTACCGTGCCGCTTAAACGCGGCCAGCTTGGCCGCAGTGTGGCGAGCCTGGCCACCCGCTGGCAATGGTCCAGAATCAAGACTCGCGCCGTCTTGGAGGAACTGCGGAGGCGGCAGAAAATCAACTTCAAGATGGATAACGTGGCGACCGTCATCACGGTGCTGGACTACGAGCGGTTCAACCCGGAGGCGATGGCAAATCAGACAGCAAATCAGACAGCAAATTTGACCGCAGATTTGACTGCAGATTTGACTGCAAATCAGCAGGCCGGTGACAGCAAAACATACCGCAAATTATACACAGAAGAGGAAAAGGGAATCGGAAAGGGGAATTTGGAAAAGGAAATCGGAATAGGAAATGAAAGAAATAGGAAGGGGGAAGCGTCCCCCCTGACAAATGTTGTTGGGATCAAAGTTGCAATAGCATGGTGCCGGGAGAATCACCTCGGTTACACGGACGACGAAGTGACTGCCGCCTGGAACGGCTTAACAGCAGTCGCGGTGAACGGGTTGTGGACTGTCGGCGGCCGGACAGTCACCGACTGGCGCTGTGCGTTGGCGGATGAGTGCGGGAAACGGCGGCTGATTTACGGCAAAAAAAATTCCGCGCACGTCGCCGAACGTGAGCCCGGTGAGCCGCCGCCGCCGCCGGGCCCGAAAAAGCGACTGAATTTAAACACCTTGGAGGTTGAGGAGGTTTATGAATAACGACATCAAAAACGAGTTGAAGGCCAGCGTTGATCTGGCGGATTGGATTCGGCGGGACGGAGTGCCCCTGACGGGAGGGCCGAACGAGTTCAAGGCGAGGTGTCCGTTCCATGATGATTCGACGCCGAGCTTCACGGTGTTCCGCAAGGACGGGGCGTGGGCCTTCCATTGCTTTGGCTGCGAGGCGCAGGGGGACATCTTTGAGTGGGTGATGCGGCGGCAGAGCCTGAGCTTTCCGCAGGCGATGCGGGTGGTGGCCAACGCCGTGGGCCGGGCGTTGCCGGATGCGGGCGAGCGGCTGTACCAGGCCCAGATTGTGAAAAAAACGACCGAACCGGAGCGGGGACCATTCCAGGCGGAGGCGTTCAGCGCCTTGGACCCGGCGGGCAAGCCGTTTGCGTACCTGACGCAACAGCGCGGGCTGGCGACGGCGCTGCTGACGGATTACAGCGTGGGGCAAACCGTGGATGGGGAGGCATACTCGTTTGCGTATAAATGGCGGCCTCCAACCTGGCCCGCCAGCCGCGAGAAACCGATGTTTGAATTCTGCAAGGTGGTCAAGGTGGACCGCCCGGAGGGCAAGAAAATCGAATGGCGCGTGCCCAAGGGCGGGAAAAACATCCTGTTCGGCATGGAAAGCAGCCGGGTGAGGGCGGCGGCGGCCGCCCGGGGCGAGCTGGTGATTTGCGAGGGGGAGATTGACGCGCTCTCGTGGGCTTGCTACGGCTACGCGGCCGTGAGCGTGCCGGGCGGGGCGAAATACCTGGGCTGGATTGACCACTGCTGGGAGTGGTTGCAGTCATTCAGCAAGATCCACATCAGTTTCGACGAGGATGGCGCGGGACGGGCCAAGGTGGTGGAAATCACCACGCGGCTGGGCATTGCGCGGACGGATATCATCCGGCTGCCGGTCAAGGATGCGGAGCAGGAAACGCGCTTCAAGGACATCAACGAATGCCTGCAAGCGGGGGTGGAGGCCTCGGTGGTGGTGGGCTGTGTCAATGGGGCGGAAGTCATCAAGCCAGACAAGCTGAAAGACATCTACGCGTTTGAGAATGAGATTTGGGACAAATTCCACTCGGAGGACACCGCGCAATTGGGGCTGCGGTTGCCCTGGGGAAACTGGTTTGGCAGCAGCTTGCAATTCCGCTTTCGCAATGGCGAGGTGACGGTGTGGACGGGCTACAACAAGCACGGGAAGTCCGAGGTCTTGAACCATTGCGTCGTTGATCTGTGCTGGCAGGGCGAACGGGCGCTGGTGTGTTCGCTGGAGGTGCAGGCCCCGATCACTTACCAAAAGCTTATCCGCATGGTGCTGGGGCGGCGGGACGTATGCGCCAAGGAGGAGCGGGCACTTTTCCGGGAACGGTGTCTGGCACCGCTGGGACAAAAAGTGTGGGTCTATGATGCGGTTGGCAACGCGGATATTGAGGAGGTGTTGCAGGTGATGCACTACGCCTACCAGCGGTTTGGGGTCCGGCAGTTCGTGCTGGACAGCCTGATGCGGTTCAGCGGGTTGGAGGGCGAGGGGCAGGAAATCTGGAACTCGCAGCGGGCGTTTATGGACCGGTTGATTGAATTTGCGCAGCGCAACAACGTCCACATCCACCTGGTGGCGCATAGTAAAAAGCCGGGGGATCGCCGGGGCGAGGCCGCCATCCCCCGCCGCTATGACGTGATGGGCAGCAGCTACATCACGAATCTGGCCTTCAATGTCATCGTGGTTTGGCGGAACCGGACGAAGCAGGACAAGCTGGAGGAAATCTTCCAGGCCTGCACGGAGCGGTGGATTTCGGAGCATCCCAAGACGGCGGTGCCGCAGTGGAAACGGCTGCTGGGGGGCAGGCCGGGGGACAAGCTGCCGGCGGAGTGGCGAAAGCTGTGGGACGAAATGCTGGCCACGTTGAAGAGCCTGTCCGAAGAGACGGTGAAGGAATTCCATGAGCTGGTGATGAAACACGACGCGTATTTCATTGTGGACGCCCAGCGCGGCGGCGACGGGGACTGTCCGGCGCGGCATCTGTGGTTTCACTATGACAGCCTGCAATTTCTGGAGGTCA